TGAATGTTTAGTAATGTCATGATGAGGGTACTACATAGGCCCACAGGGAATCGAACCCCGATATGTTGAGTCAAAGTCAACCGTAATCGCCGTTATACTATAGGCCATCAGGATACCACCTACGGGAATCGAACCCGTCTTACCAGAGTGAAAGTCTAGCGTCCTAACCGATAGACGAAGGTGGCGTAGTTGTCAAATATCTTGTGCGTCACTTCTTATATGAAATATAACACCCTGGGACTTGTTTGTCAAGCCCCAGGGTAAGTTGATATCAACCAAGCATTTTATGACTTTTTGGGCTTTTTCTTTTTTGATGTTTCTTGTGATGCTTCTATATTAATATTCACACCCAATGTTGTCAACACCTCGTGCATGTTTGGGTAGATGTTTAACAATGTTTGATCCTTGATATGAATCATGATGTTGGCTTCTTTCCAGTGCATGCCTTCAATCATTTGCAGCCAAGACAATTCTCTTTTATATGCAGGAACATTTTGCATGGTGCCTGAACTTGTGAAATTTTTAATTCTTCGAAATTCTTGGCGGGCATTCGTGTTGCTGACACCATCAGGAAGATGTGTATCAGGCTTGTATGTGTCAGGCATCCCAGCTGGGATTCCAGATAATTTTTCTTCTTTGAGCACCGCCATGCGCATAAACGGTGCAAAGGTTACATCCACTTGTGCCACTTGTTTTGCGCGTTGGACTTGTTCTTCCAATGTGGTGGCTTCAGAAATGTAATCCAATTTCTCATTTAGTGCCATCCCAGAATGTAACTTCATTTTAAAACTCCGTGATATGCTCAATAAGGTTTTTCATCTTGTTGGCAATAAAATAATTAAGCAAATTTGTTTTATCTCGCACACCTTGTTGCAAGGTGTAACTATTTATAATAGAGTCCGAGATGGGTGTGGGAATATTACGCAAATCCACCAATTCAGCATTACGCCGAATGTTTGCTTCATGAGGTGTGCCATCCCAATATGAAATCGGGAGCTTCTTCCATTGTTCCAAATCCTTTTTCCGAATGGGCTTCTGCCGACCGCCACTCACAAACACATCATCCGCGGACAAGAAATTGGGAACACCATCTCCCTTGTCACCCATAAGAATATGTTCCATGACAACCGCATCAATGCTTTCTTCCGCCTTCACCCACTTCTTGTGGACGGGACTATACTGCTTCACGTTCTTATACCGCTGAAGCTGTGTGAAGTCATGGTCACCTGATAGAATCAACACTGGCTGTGGTTCCATATCCAATCCATATTGAATTAAATCATTTTCTTGTGTCCACACGGCAAGAGCGGCAATGATATCATCCGCCTCAGCCGTGTCCACTTCAATGACTGGATATGGGAAAAACTCAGAAATTTCCTGTTTGATTTGATTCAGTGCTTCGAAGATGGCATGCCAATCGAAACCAGAATCATCCCGCGCCTTTTTTCGATTCGCCTTGTAATAAGGAAACACCTGCTTGCGCCAATACTTTTTATTGTCACAGGCAATCACAATGTTTCCAAATTCATTACCATATTTCACTTTGTAACTGCGTAAAGCATTCACAATCATATGACGAATAAGAGGTGTACTAATTTCAACATCAGTACGACCACGCAACTCCCCCATGAGAGTACTGATTGCTGTTTGACTGTAATCTACGATTATCATGTTACCTCTCTAAGATATTTTTCACAATCTGGATTCGGATCCTGTTTACACAGATGCAAGGTACGAACTATACTATGGTTGCCTGCATGAACTTGTTCAGCACAGTCATCACATAAAACATAACGAATATGTAGGTATTTGTCAAGATCCATGAACTCAGGACGACACACTAACCCAATATTTTCCACACCTTCATCTACTTTCTTTTGATAAAATCGTGCACAGCATTCTGGAATGTTACTATGAATTCCAAAATGATAATTAAAATCAGGAGGGAGAGTCAAAAGAAAATTCCTTTTTTGTGTCAAAATATTGTTGCTTGACCAAATCTTCAAATACTCCAAATGTAGCAATGAATCGGGTGTTATATATTTCTTTTATGCCAATCAAGATGTTCATGAGCTTATCTTGATCTTTTGCGGATAGTTCCATGTCTTCCACCATGGTGATAACCAACTCAATATCATCAGTGACATGCCAGCATTTCATCAACATATCTTCGAAATCAAACCGTGTTTTCATCAATCAATCCTCAGAATAAGAGTATCTACATTCATGCGTCCCTTTAGTTCCTTGCACTTAGCCCGAATGGTATCCATCCAATTCACAGTCTGATTCTTGCGAAGCCCCATCAACATGGTGAGCTGTTCGTCAGGCTTCCGTAAGATTTTCTCACATGACGCCTTGAAGCCTTCAATTTTATTTCCCCGAACAAACAAACTATCCTTCACCTCGGCCTCGTAATATGCCAGCCGGCGCTTCTTGGTATCATACACCCACACCACGTTGGCACCAAGAATGTCAACCGGATTCTTGGATGTGATGCCCTCATATTCCTTCATGTATCGGAGCTTGCTCACCAGCTTCTTCTTGTCAAGCGGCTTGCGCTTGATGATACGCTGCGACTTGATCCGTGTGGATTGCTGTGACAGAGAATCCAAAACAGTATTGAATGCATCAATAATCTTTTTGAAATTACGCTTGCCCACGTAAGAATATCCTTGAGTCAATTCTTCATCAGTGCCAGCATATGCCTCTTGCCATTCCATCAAATTTTTATTCAAATACGCCTGAATCAATTTCAGTTGAGGCCCTTTGAATCCTTTGGATAGAATGTCGCCTGCGATTGTTTCAGCGGGCGCAAGATTGCCATCAAAAGCATCATCCACCCGCACATCCAAATCCGATAGAATTGAAGATACTTGCTGACGAATTCTATCTTGAATGGTGGGACGATTGACCACAGGCGTCTTTGAACTGCGCGCTCGGCGCGCGGGTGTAGTTGCAATATTTACATACTCAGCAATTTGTGCCTGATGCTTTTCCGACAAGGGAAATCCTTGCATCTGAATGCGAGCCAGACCGCACAATGTCTTGTCCAACCTAGCAAATTCATGCCAGGCAGCAACATCCTGCTTTGCCGTCTTGGGACGATATTCCTTGATCCAAGCATCAATATATTTCACATAATCTTTATCACCCGCACAATAATTGTGCCAGTTTAGTGCAAGAAGCAGTTCCTTGTTGTACTGATCTTCAGCAACATCCACACCAAGCCATGTAGGTTCATCGCCAATAAACTTGGCATCTGACGCAGGAGGAAGAACGGTATGAAGATTTGTCATGATATTAAATTCCAATTTTGGTGAGTGAATCCCAGCGGAATGACCGCCATGCCTGATTTTCCATGTCCCATACAACACAAACGTCTGGGTTCGGGGTCTTGGTCCGAGAGTTTTCCGTGTTGTCAGCAGCCGGGATGAATTGCTCATCCAACGTGCAAGACATGACGCGAATGGAACCATTTGTTTTTGTGAACGTAATATCCAGAACAGAATTACGTAGCATGTTGCGTACTCCCTCACGCCCAACATCATCAAGCTGTGTGTTCATATCACTTTCTCCATGTTTTAGTATATACTTAAATATACACTAGTTTCATCATTTTGTCAAGTCCCAGCTAAGTTGTTGATTTACAAGCACTTATCTCTTAGGGGTTTTCACGATTTTAAACCAACTGCCCGGATTCCAGTCATCTGGCATGGAAGTCACATTGATTTTACTTGATTTTGCACCAACATTTTTCTCAGGGAACACCACCACAGGCGCTTTTTTCCCGGAATTTTCTTCTTTTGATGTGTTCAACATGATGTTGGTGGCCACAACCAGGAGAATGGCCAATGGATCAAACACAAAGATTAACAATAAGATTAGTAATCGAACAGCTTTGTCAATGGTGGTGGCATCATCATTGGAATACACCAATTGTGCCACATATTTAATGGGACCCACTTCTGTTTCCATTTTTCTTTGCCCCACATTCAACAAAGATTTTTGTTTCTGCAATTGTTGAATTTTTTCATTGCTGGTGCCAATGCCAGTTAACAAGGCATTTTTCTCTTTTTTCTGGGTGTTACGTATTTGCAATAACCGTTCCACTTTATCCACATCACCCGCTAAATTATTAATGGCGGCATCCATTTGTTGGAGTGTTTGCCGTGACATGGTGATGTTCTGTCGTTCATTGACAATTTGTTCATCTAACAACACAATTTGGTCGGTGTTGGCATCTAAGCCCTGTGACCCTTCCACGTGCGCGCGCGTGAGATATCCGAAAATACCAATGCTTGTGATGAAACTTAAAATGATAACAGCCGTGACAAAATATGTTTTCAGCAACCATGTGGTGGAAGCCCAGAACCGATAAATCCATGATGCGGAAACGAGCTTACCCATTTCCAATGCCACGCCCATCAACATCACTGCTACAGCTGCGCCTGGAAAAATTGCCATCAATCCCGCAATGGAAAAGTAGGCAGCAACACAGCTAATGAATAATGCTGTTAGAAATGTTATGATGATCATAGTTTTAAATGTTTTCTGTGAATTTTACACATGATCCAATCATTATAAAATTTTGTAGGATTTTCTAAGACACCATGCTCGAATTGGAGTTTAGCTTCAAAATAAGAACATTGTCCTCGTGTGGTACAAAGGCGCAATATGTCACGGCGGAAAGCATCTCGCCCGCAGGTAACAACATCATTCGCAAGTTCTTTGTTACTTCCATAGTATTCGCGCCAATCTGACTCCACGCGATATCGTTTGGATTTTCCTTTAACTTGCTTTCGTTTGGCACTTGTGAATAATTTCTTTCCAATATATTCCCGTCCAGATTGGAGATTGGTTATCTTATAAACGAACCCAATAATTTTTTCAGGTACTTCAAGAAATTCTTGTCCTTGGTGCATCCACATAGTTAAATCCTCAAAGAGACTTAACTATTTATTCCTCGCGCTCATCATCAATTTCTTCTTCTTCATCTGAATCAAATTCTTCCTCGTGATCCAATTCAACACCACAAAAAGGACAATATTCCACAACATAGTGACGGTCATCCATGCTGTATCGTATGGAAAATTCCGCTTCGCATTCTAGGCACGCAAATGTTTTATGCATCTATTTCTATTTCCAATTTAGGGACATCCTTTCGTTCTGCCATGACATGATAATAATACGGTGCATTCTCATTTCCTAAAATTTCAATTTCCACACCACGAACTGCATGCACAAGTAAATCTTGATTGCGAGTGGTGGCAGTTAGATGAACGGTTATTGTTGAGGTGTCAACCAAATCTTCCCAAAAATCAGGAACTGGGATGATGGATGATGTGGTTTTTCCTCGGATATACACCGCCAACTCAGGCCCCTCTAAACATCCATGCCGCAACCGTTTCTCTTGTTTGTTGGGAGAAGGATGGGGAATATCAAACAATTTATATGGTGCTGATAAATTTGCGAATGTTCCGAGATTGGATATCACTTGTGTTGTGAATGTTCCAATTCCCGGTGATGTAACATTTCCTGTCACATTGGCATTGCTAGGAATAGTTAATGCACCAGCAGACGTAAGGGTGGCAATAGCTGTGCCTCCGGAATTTTTCACAACAATTTGTCCTGATGTAGCCTGTTCGAACAATGGGATGCTGGAATAATTGTAAAAAGTTGTTTTTCCAGAGTGCCAAAATTCAACATTTCGAACAGGTTCAGTATTGCTGAAATCTGAGCCTTCCGTGCTGATTTCAGCAGGAATAGGGACAGGTAATCCTGCACTACTACTGACAGTGTTTTTTCCAATGATGATGTCACTGTCCGCCAGTGGCGTAGGGAAAAAAAGTGGAATAAAGGTCGATGCCATTATATCTCCAGTGCTGTATTAATGGTGAATCTTGTTACGGTGATCATTTATGAAACTCCTTGATGCTGATGTTATTGTCATGGTCCACGACAATCGCAGTTAAACTTTCCACCCAATCACCTGAATTTAAATAATGCACGCCGGCAATTTGTCTATTTTCTGGTTGATGAATGTGCCCACATATAACCCCATCACAATTATGTTGCTTTGCAAGTTTTGTTGCGGTTACTTCAAAATCTGTGATGTAGTTTACCGCCGCCTTCACACCCTTTTTAATATCTTTGGAGATGGAATAATACGGCAACTTCCTCCACTTCCGCCATCTATTATATATTGTGTTTAATTTTAATGCGATGTCATATCCTTGTCCACCTATTTTTGCAATCCATTTCCATTTAGAAACAAACACATCCAAGATATC